TTGGGTTGAACCCCTGTCAGCATAAACCATTTTGCAATACTCACTTCTCTCATCGTAGAATGCGCTTTCTCGATATTTTTCCTATTTCTCCATGCATCGAATAAAATAGTTGCTCTTTGTAAAATTGTCATAGTTTCCTCATTCGTTGTTACACGCTGTATAAATTAATTCATACCTCATCTCTCTTAATTGCCTATCAATTGAGAACAAAAAATACACAATGAAAAGAAGTGTTATAAATCCAAGAAATTTCATATCTTCACAAGATAATTAAACAAACAATAATCGGCTAATAGGAGTTCTAAATGTTTATTTGTATAAATTACATTGTTCCCATCTTGATCTTTATAATGGGTGAACGCTTTGCCGTAGGGGTCTTTAGAAATAATTCCTTCTGGGATGACTTCTACAAATAATTGGATGTGACCTTTGGCATTTCCTTTCCCGTTTTTATAAGGGCTTTCCTCTTTTTTTAGGGTTATAAAGTTTGAAATATCTGTGCCCGCGACTAAAGGTTGAGCTGGAGCGTTTGGCATTTGCCCTGTGGTAATTTTCTTTGCGTTCTCGATAGTTGCCTTGCAGCTAACATATTTATAATTAATTTTGTTTTTAGTAAAATTATCATTAAGCATCTCAGAGTGAATTGCTCCTACGTATCGGCTCCCCTTTTTTCCTTTTTTTAAATAATTTTCCTCTATCCAGTCACACACCATTTGAAAATAAATTTCTTCAATAGTTTTTTCGTGAAAAGTTTTAAGAATGGACTCCGGCAAAAAGGATTTAGCCCAAAGCAAATGCATTGATCGAGCAGATACCATGCATGTATCCCACGGATGTCCCTGCTCTGCTATCAAAGGGTGATACCCTCTTTTATCTTCTCGCAAATATGGATCTACGAAATCTCTTTGTCTCAAATAAGGCAATTGCTTAAAATCCATTTATTACTCCTTAATTCCCATTAGCTTTATTATCAATCCACTTCATGCCTACATCTAATATTTTTCTAAAATAATTTACTATTGTAGTAAGAATAACACTAATAAGAACAACTTGTAACGCCATTGGGATTTCACCAAGTTCATAATTTAAAATTTTAAAAACTACATATCTTGGTTCAGGTCTACGAATTTCATAAAATATGATTGGTAATATTACAGCAAACACATAGGCGGCAGTAGCTAAAGAGTATATGTCCATCGTATCATGTATAATCGCTTTCCAAAATTGAGTATTTGTTTTCTCTAATTTTTCTGGAAGCTCGTTCATAAGTGAATCAAATTTTTCCGATAGTTCGACATTCTCTATTGGGGGTTCAACTTTTCTTTTCATCTAACTCCACCTGATTATATTTTATACATTCTTCATTAATCTCAACTTTCTCATTTGGAAGCATGTTAAAATTAGCCGCAGCACCAAAGGATGGGATATACGCTGTATCCTCTGATTTTTTGTAACCAATTTTACCTTTAAAAATAAACATTGCATCTACTTTTAAATCAGAAAATTTAATCTGTTAAACCTTCTTAATTTAAGACCTCGTTTTAGTTTTTCCATAAATGAGTATTGGATAATCTCTATATACTTCTCTTTGATATATATTGAAAGGAAATTAATATACTCTTTGTCTTTTAGTGAGTCCGTTCCCGGTTTGTTAGGAACCGTCTTGACATCACTCCAAGTATAAATACAAAATCCATACAACCGTCTTTTCGTTTCATCAAGAACCTTAACTATACAAAAAGCTTGTATATCATACTCGAATAAAAAAGACTTTAAGAAATCATATTTTAATTCGTTCGTATAATATATCTTATCCGCACCTGCCGATTGTTCAACTAAAAGCAAAACTTGAAACGCCCGATCCTTGACTTCGTAGTCAGGGATTTTAGCGAACCCATCCACGGTAAAATTATAAGTGACACTTATTTTTGTATCTCTTGAGGGATTCCCCAAGACGTAAGATTCCCCATTAGATGTCCTAAAAAGAACTACCCTCGAAGAATCCATTTTCCCCATTGACTGCAAAAGTCGTCTACCCATTTTACGATATGCCTCTTTCGTTCGAATTGGCGAGTGAATTCCAATCACAGAAAAAAATTCTGCGTAGAATCTACTCCATACAACTACTAAAAGAGATACTAGCATCGCTAGAATCTCTCTTAATGCATAGTCTTGTGGGTTGGGTAAATTCATTATGCTACTATGTCATACTTCTAAAGCGTCGATTTGTGCGCTTTTTTCTGCAAATTTTGTGTAATAGGTAAATTTTAATAAATCATAAAGTTCATTCTTTTTGGCATTAGTCATTGTGATATTTGCGTTTGCAACTGAACGCCAAAAAGTGACCCTAGAATCGTCTTTTGTTTCAAGAAGTCTAGCACGCGAAGTATCATTATATTGGAAATAATGTCCTTCGAATACAACCCCGATTTCAGAGCATCCCTTATCAAAATCTAAATTGATTCGATTTATGATTTTTTGTTTTTCGGCTAATTGCGATTTTGCTCTTGCAGCTTCATCATAAATAGGTTGACCAGTTGCATTGAACCCAATACAGAATTCAGCTTCTTTGTCGGTCATATCAACAAGTATATATCCTTCTTGTTTAATAGGAATGGAACTTGTTATAAGTTTTCTGTCGTTATTATATCTATACATTTTATTCTTCCTCTAAAGTTGCTTCGAAATTTGTTATCATAACACTGCCAGCCGCATAATTACTAATGCTGAATGTAAAATAGTCAGTAGCCATAACAGGGACTCGAACCGAAAAAGAATACGTCCCATCAAATACAGAGACAGGACTTGATAAATACGTTGCTCCGTTTTTGTTTAAGTCTACTGTTAAGTTACCACCAGCCGTACCTCCAAATGAGGTGTGGATATTTAGGAACCCATCTCGATTTGCAACGGTTCTAACCCCAAATGCATCACTGCCGTTACCTGCTCCATTGTCAACTATAGTTATCCCATCGCCTTGAGTTTTGTCAAAAGAAGCTGTAAATTGTAACCTATCCCCAAGCACAAATGCAGCAACACCTGCTCCAAGAGAATGCCAATGATTGTCATTTTTAATGGTCCCGTTACCATACGCCCTTGCTTCTGTAATATTCGTTCCATCAAAGAAAAGCTGTGCTATGATTCTATAAGTAGGATTCACGCTTGAATAATATCCGTAAAGAGTTGAATTAAAAACAGGTGTAGGTGTAAATTGCTCTATATCGCTTACGATTTCGGCAGGAGGAATAGTCTCAATTGATATTGCCCCTGTGCTATCACAGACTACATATCGTCTACCAAGTAATCCAGAAACAACAACCGATCCGGCAGCAAGTTTTAACCCTACCCCGTTGACATTTGTAACGCCGTCATAATTTAGAGTATTCCCAGAAAACGAAAGATTTATATTGTTATACCCCGCAGGATTCGCACCACTCGGAGCAACTGAAGGGGTTACGGCAGGGTAAGATAATTCAATTGCAAGATTCCCTGGAATTGCGAAAAGAACCGCTTGGATAACATTTGCAGGAACCGTTAAAGTCACCCCACCTGTCCCATCGTCTTTTGCGTAATAGAATTCGCCCGCAGTTCCAGTAAATGGGATAATTTTCCCCTGTGCTGCTAAAACAAAATTATTTGCATCTACTACTGTTAAAACTTTTGCAACTGTTCCAACTGCATAAATGCCTATCGTATTTGCTTTAAGCCAAGAGCTAGTGTTTTTGTCATACATGATATTGTCATCTACTGCAAATCCATGAGTCGTCTGATTGACGGCTAATCTTCGACTATTCGCTACTTCATCTATCGCATCTTGAATATTTGTAGCTGTTAAACCAGAAAGCACATTCCTATATCTAAGCCCTAACGCAGAATCTATCTTAACCGCTTGCGCACCTGCCCCCCCTGTAAGAGTTGTCGCAAAATCAAGATACACTCCATTGAAAAAGAAAACATTCCCGAAGAGGAAAAGCCCTGTTCCAGTTACGCATGGACTCGCACTCGAAATAATATTGGCATTTAAGATGATCGCAGGTGCTGTAGGCATTGTAGTGATTAAAACAGGGACACTACTTGTAGAAATCCCACCAAATGCAAGCAATACGATATTATCCCCGTTTGCTAATGTTTGACCATTGATATTTTTACCAACGAAGATAAACCCGCCTGCCCCATTTATGTCAATACAAGGATTATCGCTGTTATCTTCTACTCCAACAAGGCAATCAAAAAGAGTCATCCCGAAATTTGAGGTTACGGCAGTGTATACCGCTCTACTCCCACCTGTAGAAATTTGGCATGAAATCTGTGTGTTTTTATATTGAGAATCGCCATTTGTAGCAGTCACATTTAGAGCATTAAAAGCACCTATCCCCTTTTGTGTAATATTGCACTCATAGAAAGAAAGGTTGTGAAAAATAGTAGAAAGATGATCTATTGTATGATCCGTAGAGTTTTCAAAATTAATCCCTTCAAATGCATTACCGTTATTAGTCGTTGTGTTATTGATTGTCAACTTTCCTATTACCGTTACGGTATGTTTTGATACTGCAATAAGATTTATTCCATCAATAATAGTTAAGTTTTCGGTATAAGCTCCTGAGTCAATAATTACCGTTCCATTTACTTGAGAGGAATCAATCGCTTTTTGAATTGTCTTAAAAGGATTTAGGATAGTGCCATTTCCAGAATCGTTTCCATTTGTAGAAACATAAACAGAGTTTTGAGGTTTGACCTTGCTTAACGTTTTTAACTCTACCGCTTTGTTCCCAGGCAGCCCAAATAAAACTTCTTGAATGATCCCTGCTGGAGAAACATTCGTAAGAGTGCCGCTTCCATCATCTTTAGGATAATAGTAATCACCCGCTACACCTGTATAATCAATGATGATACCAAACGTTTTTAACTCAAAAACATTCGCAGATTCTACATCAATCACCCGCCCAATTGCACCATTGGTATAATTACCTGTAGTATTTGCCTTCTTCCAAGTCGAGCTTGTCTTATCATAATTCAGATAATCGCCAACAGCAAACCCGTGCGCTATTTGATTAATAGTAATTTGATCATTTTCTAAAAGTTGTTTTGGATGTATTAAATCTTTCATATAAAACCCATTCTCATTCCTGTATATTTTGCTTTAAATTGTTTAAGCCATTCTTTATTTTCATTGGTAAACTGTAGTATTCTCGCCCCAAAGTAGCTTGATGTCGCCGACATCGTTGTCGATAAACTTTCTGAAATTCCACTTAGTGATGTTGAATACGAAGCGGCACCCGCGACAATCCCATCACCGTAAGCAGACATGATACTTGCTGCTAATTCTTTTGTGATAACAGTTACAAGCTCTTTAGGCACATGTCTTGCCGATTCATAACCCACTGAGTAATCAACTAGATATGCGTTAGGTAGTGACTGCATTCCATTGAGTCGATACTGATTCACTGGAATTGTCAGATTCCCGAACGCTGAAGCTGCATGAGAAGCCAGAAGGTAAGTTGATCTCACCGTTCCTGTATTATGCCTAATAGCCATACGCTTTGTTAAGTCGATAATCTGAGACGCATTATACGGATTAGTCAAAACCCATTTATGAACTCTATGTATCGGCTTGTTCCGCAGAACGACAACATGACTATTATAATTCGACATCATTTGATTAAAATCATAAGCGTCATCGTATTCCGCGAAATCTTCAATCTCGACATTGTGAGCACCTTCTACGGTGACTGGTCGATGCCTAAATAGCTTTGGGTAGATATGCCATTGAATCATTTCACCGAAAGATTGAATAAACATATCAGCCCAATTCTTTAGTTGATAATTCGCAAAAGTAGCCCCTCCGGTGGAAAGAAATTTCCCATTTGAGAAGAACCAAATTTTACGAATTTCATCTGGATGGATTAAAGCTCCCCATGGCTTTAGCTGCTCATAAGGGACATCAGGATTCAGTTTACGGCTAAGATTGTGATAGCCGTAATCCTCATCCTCTTCATTCAGAAATCCATCATACTTACTCATTGGCTAATGATTAGTAACCTTGAGGCACAACAACACTGAGTTCTTCGCCAATCGCAAGTTTAACGTTCACCTGAACAGTGGTAGAAGAAACATAGCCAATATCACCAGACCCAGTTACATCGGATTTTGCAATCTTTTGACCGTTTCTGTAGAATTGGATTTTGCTGTTAGTCGCAAAAAGAGCACCGGTATTAGGAAGTGGCGAACCTCCGAGGGAAACACTTCTTGGATCGGTAGTATCAACAGTTGCAGCACCTTGTCCAGTCAATCCGTCAGTTGCAAGATTAATTTGCATCCCGATAGGAGCGTTTGCAGTTTGAATAATGTAAACTCTTTCGTTTGTGTTCACAGAAGAAAGGTCTTTAGTATCTGCACCAACTTCTCCATTCTCTTTCATAAGAGTTGGTCTGAAACGGTTTGCCATTACAGTCGCAATATTGAACTCGATTGTTTTGTTAATCGCAACTAAAACAAGGTTGTTTGCAACATCTTCTTTAACAAAAGAAATTTGTAAATTTTCAGATCCAGAAGCTCCGACAGCCGAACCGTCAACTGCTCCATTATCGCATTGAATTAATCCAAATACAATTTTTTCATCGGTATCTTCGATAGGATTACCTGTAACTGAATCTCTGATTTGAACTTTGTTCAAGATGTTTCCAAGTGCATCAGTAACATAAGTTACAGCTCCACCACCTACTGCACCAACTAAAGAAGCAGCAACTACACTAGTTGGATCGTTTTGTTGGGTAGTAGTATCCTTAGCAATAATTTTGCCTGGAAGCATTGTTGAATTTAGTAAAGCGTAGTTTTGACTTGCAACAGTCACAACCTGAGTAGAAGGTTTATAAGGTCCTTCATGAACGGTTCTTGCATCCATGAAATCTTCATAAGTTGCATAATTCCCGCCTTTATAGTTTTTTACCTGATCGGCATTTAAAAGTGAATTCATTTATTGAATCTCCTAAGAATATATTCTTGTTTTAGCTTATAGTATTCGCGTTTTCGGGTTTGTTAAATTGTTTGATCTGAATAGATTTCGATAACCTCACCTATCGCCAAAGGCTTGTTAATTGCAAAGGACACGCTAGTAACAAAAGTCACACCGTCATTCTTTGCTAATTCGTTTCCATTTAAAACAATTCTAATTTTGTTGTTGATCCCGAAGAGTCCTGAGTTTGTATCTAGATAAGTATTTTGTAACGACTTGGTAAATCCTACACCGGAAGCATTAGTCAGGATAGGGCTATTAGCCGCTTTATTTGCAGTGATTTGAATTCTAGTTTTGTATAGAATGTCAGGAGTTGAAGCACCTACTCTAACCCATTTCGAGCCAATAGACTGAATAAAGTCGCCTACTTGCCAGTTCGTGGTTCCATCAATTGTAGTATTCCCAGCCGTTCCTACATAATAGTAAAAATCTGCATTCCCACTCGTGCCAGGTGTGGCTACAGGAATGGCAGGGGTGTTTGTATTCGCGTCCCAAATTCCTTGGAAGTTTTTTACAGGGACAGGAGGAGGAACTACCCCACCGCCAAACCCGTTAAAAGTGCCGCCGTTTCTATCAACGAACCCATAACTTTGAGTATCAATATTATAAACCAGAATGGTTTCTCTTCTCGCTTTTTTAAGAAACGATTGATAAAAAGAAACGTCAGCGTTTTTAATTCTAGGAATCTCTTCTTCCTGTCTTGCGCTTGCTTGTTGTGTGTTTACATTTGAAAACGGTGTAATAGTTGATCCCATATTGCCTCCTAAGCAGGTATCCAAAATCCTGAAATTTCAGTGATTCCGGCAGTTGTAAATTTTGATTCAGTGCATAACGGTAAATAAAATTGAGTAGAGCCGCTACCCGTGCGAGTGTAGGGTTTTTCTTGATCTACAATCTTGTAGTTAATCGACCAGCCACCACCGGCGTTTATGGAAGTGATGAAAAACCTTTTGGTAGTATCCTGAAAAAGTGGATCGGCAGGTGGTAAAGAAAATTGGTGTTCAAACTGGAATCTGTGGAAGTCCAGAAGTTTAAGAGTGTTAGCCATGAAAAAAATTTTAAATCTTTTTCGGTTTCGGGTTTATGAAATAATTGAAAGGAATTAAAAATAATATTTAGGAATATTTAGAATTCAAAAATTAATTTTCAACCCGTATTTTTATATCTGATAGGCTTTCCCTATGCCAGCAGGAAGACCTCGATCTGAGAATTACGAAAAAAATCTTAAGTATAGAAAAGATGTAAACCCTAAACATAGCGAGTTAGTAAAAGCAGAAGCCTACGCCTTAGCAAAGTCGATAATGGCTACCACGAATATTAACCGACTTATGGAAAAGAATAACCAGCCTGTATATTCTGATTCAGAGCTTGAATGGCAAGCAGACGGGGTAATATTAAGACCACCTTGGAGAATCCCATTTCGTGACCTAAGAACAGCTTCCTATACTACATCCTTGATTGGAGCAATCCATAAAATAGACGTTGATCTAACTACTCCCTATTTCTATCCGAGGAATAAAAAAACGGATGAACAGGGATACGGTTTCATGATTCTCGATGAAGACGAAACGCCTTCCGAAGAACAAACTCAATTAATTAAGCGAGCCTGTAATTTTTTTAAACTCATGGGTGAAAAATGCGAAGGATGGTCAAAGAGAGACCACATTAAGTCTGTTGGTGAAATGATGACACGTGATACTCTCACCATTGATCAGGTTTGCTTTTGGCTTAGAAGAAATTCTTTTGATAAACTAATTGAAATAAAATACTTAGATCCTGCCACAATCTTTGAAGTAGACGAAAGAACTGGCTACCGAGGAGATAAGTCGATTGGATATGTCCAAATCGTAAATGATAATGTAGTAACCCTTTTTCGACATGATGAAATAATCCTGAGAAGAAAACATTTTTCTTCCGATGTTACCCGCCGGCTGACAGGATTCTCGCCTACCGAGGCTTGCCTTTCTGATTTTGTCGGATTCCTTAATGCAATTAAATTTAACAAAGACAGATTTGTAAATCCTAAGCCTTTGGGCTTCCTTTCAATTCCCGCCGATGTCTCCCAAGACACAATCGAAGATTTACAGATCCAATTTGACGCTGTATACAATGGGAATATGAATTACTACAAGATGCCTATAATTGCTACAAGTGCCGGGGAAATAAAATACAATTCTCTGAATCTTCCAAGTGATATGCTATTTGACAAATTGATTCAATGGCTATCCTCGCTTGTTCTAGCCGCGCATGGAGTGAGTCAAGAGGAGTTAGGCATTAAACTCATGGCTAGCCAATCTATAAGCGAACCAAGCCAAAATGAGAAAGTTAAGCATAGCTCTAGCAGAAGATTGAAGTCTCATTTAGGATTCTTTGCCGATTGTTTTAATCTTCTTAAAGAGAATTGTAGCGAGTTTGAAAGTGTATCGTTTACCTTTTATGGGACAGAGGAAAAGGATATTGACGGGGAATTAAACCGTGACGAAAAGAAATCTAAGACATTCCAGACCATAGATGAGATTAGAGCAAAGAGAGACTTACCAACTCTAGGCGAAGAATTGACGAAACGGTATTCGCTCACAGGAGAAAAAGCACAAAAGGCAAAAATGCTTGGGGCATATATTTCTGATCAAAGTTTCATTCAAATGAATAGCCAATTGATAGGAGAATTAACGGGTGCAAGTCCAGACGGTCAACCACAAATAGGTGAAAATGACCAAGGTTATAACCCCCCTAGTTTCGGGCAAGCTGACAATGAAATGAATGACGAAGATTTTTTCAAACCTCAAGAAGAAGAAGAAGAGCCTGACTTAGATGGTCTTTCTGGTGATATGAATCCTAATGATGAGTATGAGAATGGTCAGAAATGATAGATACTGAATCTAGTGAGCCAAAGATTAAAGGAACAAATATCACTGTGAAGCAGGTTATGAATTGGCTTGCAGAAGGGAAAAGAATAAACAAGGTAATTTCCGACAATCCACAACTTACAATTCAAGATGTTTTGGATTGTATTGAATATACTGCAAAAAATTAGTGCTAACTTTTTACTTCCCAGAAACTTATTTTATGCTATTATAGAATTATGAATATCGAACTAGCATACAGTTATTTTAAGAAATTAATGAAAGCAGGTCAAGGCTCTGCTCGTGGAGGGAAATATAAAGATAGGAAATGGGTAGGCGACCACTGGGAATACGAATATGATAACCCCAAAAATACACGCGAACAAAAACAGGTTACTCAATCAGAACCCACAACTAACCCACATCAAGATAATAGTATTTCATCTAATGTCCATAACATAATCTACCCTATCTTAAAAGATCATATTCGAAGTAATGGAGAAGATAGAAAATCTTTCGAAAGTAAAATAGAAGGATTAAAGCCAGCCTTATCCAAAATGGGATTAAACGATTCCCAAGCTAGTTATTTAATTGATAACCTGCTTGAATCTGATACTCCACCTTATGATATTCCTGAATCAGAAATAAAAAAAACTTTAGATTCATACATTTCTTTTCTTGAATTAGAAGGTCAAAAACCAGTTCAACCTAAACCTAAACCTGAAATGCCTACAAAAAAAGAAGCAAAAGACCCTATTTCAGAAGCTTATTCAAATATTTCTCCTCAAAATAAATTCCCAGAAAAAAGGATAACAAAAAGTATCCCTGAGTATAAAAACAAAGCAAAAGAATTTATAACTAAAAATAAACCAAACTCGGACCAGGCAAATGTAAACGGGATAACAGTTATAAAAAACCCTCGTGGTGGAAACTATGAGCTATATCATAAACCTGAAGGCTCTAAAACTACTGACATTTACCCTCTTGCCTATACAGTAAAGAATCAAGAAGATGCAATTGCCGCCGCCTTAGCTTTAAGCGATATAAATAAAAAATAGTTGAACAATTGAAATAAAAATTATTTGTAGATATTGCTTACCTTCTACCACCGATTGAAAGACATTCAAATGTAAACAAGCTAAGGTTCTAATCCCCCTTAGTTTGTTTTAAGCACGGTAGGGATTGGAAAAAGAGGATTAAAATGTCAACAATTGATAATGTATTTAATTTAATATTCCCCATCTACAAAGATCATGTAGAGAATTATAGCCAAGAAAATAGGATTCAATTTGAATCTAAAATTGAATCTTTACAGGATGATTTAATTCAAGCAGGGATGGATAACACTCAAACACGTAATTTAATAAATTACTACCTTGAGCAAGATGTTCCTAAAAGCTCGAACGTGACTTTATCTGATATAGAGCAATTTGTAAGAAGTGATATAAAATGGCAATTACAATGATTCCAGTAAATACTAACATAATGAGAGAGAGAGAGAGAGAGAGCAAACACCATGCCATAAACTCGGTAAGTGGTGGAAAAACTTCTGCCTATCTCATGCAACACTATCAAGCGGATTACAATATTTTTGCGCTTGTTAAATCTTCTGATAAATTACTTGCACCAAAAGACAAAGGACTCACAAAAGAAATTCAAAGACGTGTCCCTGATTTTATCTCTACTCTAGAATCTGACTTAACACTTAAACTACTGCTAGACCTTGAACAATTCACAGGTCGAGAGGTTACTTTCTGTTCGTCTCAAATGACCTTTGACGATCTGATTAAATATAAGAAAATGTTGCCTAACCCAATGGTAAGATTTTGCACTGAGTATCTAAAGATAAATGCAATCTTCGAATATATCTACATGAACATTTTTGAGAATCAGAATGATAAGATAGAAATGCGAATCGGATTTCGTAAGGATGAAGATCACCGCGCTTTAGAATTTGATATTACGAATAAGAACATGATAAAATATCCTACTCATTTCCGCGTGAACTCTCATCGGGCTATCAATACAGATTTTGACTGGAGAATAACAACGTTTCCCCTCATAGATGATTTGATAAATAAGCGAATTGTAAATGAGTATTGGAAAGACAAGCCTTTGACTTTCCCAGTGATTTCAAATTGTGTGGGATGTTTCTTTCACTCTCAAGCAGAACTTACTCTACAATGGCAAATCGAACCTATTAAGATGGGTTGGTTTGCAAGACAAGAGGCTAATAGCAAACGACAATTCAGAAAAGAGTTTTCTTATGAGGGCGTTAAGGAAACTTTCTTTGAAGGGATGACAGATTTTGTATTCAATCAAAAGCCTTGCATTTCTGGATTTTGTGGAGTATGATAATTATCCACAAATCTTTCTAAAACCATTGATAACTTTTGAGACGGTCTTTTCATCTATGACCGTTTTCAGCCCTCGAAGCTCTCTGATTACTTGCTGAATGTTGGACTCTAACTTTTCTTTCCCTACTATCCAAGTAACCGCATTAATAAGATCATCGGCTTCCTGTGGGGTGATTACCTTATCTGTATAATAATAAGCGTCTATTTCTCTGAGTAATGGGTGTAAAAGTTCATCCGTGACAATCATCTAAGAGTCAATAAATATTTCAGCTTATCAGTTGCCGCTTTCATTTCGTCTAGGATATTCTTTAAATGGGAATCGCTTGTATTACTGTGTAGTGATTGTAAGAAAAGACAAGTTGTCTCTATAAAATCTTTACAAGTAGATTCTGAATAATCCTGTATAGAAAAGTCAGGAGTTGATATGAGAACACGTCCATATCTACCCATGTATGTTTCCATAAAACTGTCTATCAAACCCGACATTGAAGAGTAGTATTCGTCTAGTGCTTTGTGTTCCGCATAGCCGAAAGTCTGCCAGTGAAAAACTTTTATCTGACTAAGGACTTTCAAAAAAGGTTCCATGAATCCAAACCCTTCTGATTTTCGAAGCATAGACATTTTTCTTTGTAGAGATTCTTTGAAATTCTTTTGCCAAATTTCTGATTTACCGATTGGAACAAATTTACTCATTTTAATTTCCTTGCTAAATGTATTCTGTAATTCAATTCATGTAAGACTCTTTGCTTCCATAGAGTAGATTTTCCAAAAGCAAACATATCATCCATTGAAGCATTGCCTTTAATCTCACCTAAGTTATTTTTTATCATATCTCTTGCAGCTACCAATGTTTTTACCATTGTATCAATATGATCCTGCAATGATTGCGCTTTCCCTTCTCCTCTAGCTCCTACAATTGAGTTAGTAAGTTCTTTCATAAGCTTAGGGTCAATTTCTCCAGTGGACGCGCCGAAGAGTTTACTGAGTGCGTTATGGGTGTCTTTGATAAAACTTTCAGCCTTAGAAGCATTCGCGTGAGCTTTCCCTTCGTCCCCGCCTACATTTCTAAGGGCTTCTTGCTGTTCTCTTGAACGTCCTTTTTCATCTATCCCTCCGCCAAAATTAAAGTTTTGGCTTTTGAGAGTTTTGATATAGTCGGCTACTTGGCTTGGTGTTGCGCCTTTGTTTTGATTCGCGTATGCGAAAGCTTTTCTTTGAATAGTGCCGTTAGGTTTACCATCATCATCTACACCGTTTCTTGCAATCGAAATAGCAATCCCTTGACCTAGACTTTCTTGTTTTGTTCTAGTGCCGTCTGAATTGTCTTTTCGTTTCTTATCACTCATATGGTCTGAGTTTAAAAGATGTTGCAATTCAGGAATGAGATTATTTAAAGCAATTGTATTTCTGATCTTATCAACGCTTTCACCTGTTCTATCAGATATTTCTTGTGGAGTCTTGCCCTGTGCGACTAATGAAGAGTATGCCTTAGCATCATCCATAATGTTTACAGTTCGTCTCATTTTATTTGCTGAAACCTGATCCATTAGTCTTTCAGCTTCATTCTCATAGGTCTTGGTTATAGTTGGAATTGGGGTATCTTTTGGAAGTTTCCCGTCTTTGATTAATTCAGACACTGCTGTAAATCTATGGTGTCCATCGACTACATAACCGTCCGAATCAATTGTGATAGGCTTAGATTGGTCATAACCATTCGCAAGAATACTTTGTTTAATTCCTTCAATGACAGGCTTATCATAATTATCTTCGGAAGTGTATTGACTCTTAGTTTTGATTTCATTAGCAGGCTTGACTTTGAAAGAAGAGGAATATTTAGAATGATTTTCCTCAAGTCGATTAGATTCAGATTCAATCTTTTTATCAGCTAAATGTTCAGCCGCTTGCGCTTGCACTTGTTTGACCTTCGCTGACATTTCAGTTACTTTCTTCTTTCTTTCATCGGGTGAAAGTTTAGGCTTAGGAGTATTGACATTTTCTTTGCCAAAAACAGGCTCTTTTTTGTCACTGTTTTTGGCAGGCATATTGTCACCCTTTGGGATTTCTGGTTTAGGGCTTTGTGCTTTCGTTGCTTCATAGGCTTTCTTGGAATGCATAAAAGACATATCTGAATGATGGATTTTTTGTTTTCTATCAGGCATTGTTTTCCCAATCTCAGTATGTTTCTTTGCAATTTCTTTATGGTCATTTGCTGTAAGTTTTCCGAATGCTTCTTTATGCTTATCGTTCTTAGGGTCATTTCTTAAATCCCATTCACTACCTGATTCCGTTTTTACTTTAAATTTAGAATCAGGATTATCTTTATTATCCACTGGTTTAGATTCTAGTTTTTGATTGGGTTTATTGTTTTGAGTTTCTTTCTTTTCCCCTTCTGGCATAGTATCAAAATTATCTTTGATAGCTCCATTGCCATACTTTTCATAAAGTTTCTTGGCTACATTTACGTCAATGTTCGTGCCGGGGATTTTCTTTGGCATACGTTGAATAGCCGCTTGAATGGCGAGTTTCTTCTTCGCGTTTTCGTCTGTGCCTTTTACATTGTTAGTATCATTTTTAGTTGCAGGTTTCACGGCTTGCCCGCGCTTTTCAGCAAGTGACTTTAAATAAGAATCAATCTTTTCCTTATTCGTGAAATATTCTTTGTATTGTGATTGAAAGGAAGTCTCAGGAACCCCTTGACCGATTGACTGGAAATCTTTTTGGTATTCCTCTTTCGCTTTCTTTACATCACCCTTGAAAAAGTTTTTAATGGAGTCCATGAAGGTAAGTTGTTTAGGCTCACCGTCTTGTTTGTCTTTAGCCTCATCCGATGTAGTGACTGCGCCCGTTGCATCATCTTTATACCAATATTTCCATCGGTTGCCGTGACGTTCTTTTTTAATATAGGTATAACCATTTGCTTTCATTAAAAGTTTTTCAGCCAAGGATGATTTGAATTTTACAACATTGACTTCCATCTTTCTTTGTTTGCTGCCTGTCATTAACCATTTTTTGAATTGTGGAAGTGTTAGAATTTCCATAGAGTCAAAGAGGTCTTTAGCTTTCGGGTTGTTTGCAAGATAACTTTGAATAGCCGCATCTTTTGAATCATATCCGAGCATGACCTTATGTTCGTCAAAACGTCCTGTAGGAAACTTTTGATTAACCACAAAGACTAATTCTGAATGAGGGTTTTGCCCGACATAGCAATCAATATGCTCACCATCAGCCCCGTATGTCCTTCTGATATAGCCATAATCTGAATCGAGCTTTGTAGCCCAAGGAATCCCGTTTACATCTTTTCCAGTGCGATATGTGCCGCGCTTTCTTTCGATTGTTATTGGAAGCCCAAAGAGATTTATTTTTGCAGTAGGAAGAAAGAGGGATTTGAAGAAGTTTGAGAATGTGGATTTTTGTTTTTTATCTAAAAATTGTTTATCTAAAAATTGCTCACGCAATTTTTCATCCATTTGCTTTACATCTATTTTTGTTTTTTCTTTTGGCTTAGCCTGCTTGTTAACTTTATTATATTGCACATACTCAGGATAATCATTTGCAAGTCTTTCTTTCACATAATCGTCCTTGACTTTGTTAAACACGCTTTGAACTATTTCCTTTTCGGAAACTTGCTTATTAATTCTCTCAGGGGTAGAACTTGTTCTTTCTATCAAATCTTGAACACGTGCGTATGGCATTTCGGGTATAGGAGAATTGGAAACTTGCTTGCCTATCCTGTCTACAATAGATGAAATTTCTAGTCGTGACTTGGCTGGTTCTGGTTTGCTCTCAGGCATGGTCTCGAAGTTATTAGGCTGTTCGACCTTAGCCGCTTCCGCGATAGGTGTTTGGGGTACATTCTTTTTATCATTTGAATAATTATGAAGTGTATCTACTCCAACAAATACTCTTATCCCATAATTATTAGGGAGTATTGGATTTGAATTTACAGGAGTTGAAACCTTCGCAAGTTTAATCCTTTCAAAAAAAGGAAGCGTTGGAACAATCCCATTTTTCTTCATTACACCAAAAGAAACATAGCCGCGCATACTTCCGTCTTTGATTAATTTAGTAGAGAAAGGAATTTTAAATTTTTCCTCTAATTGGGATTTTATTTCAGGGATAGATTTATTTGTATCAATAAAATATTTAGATTTTTTATTTATTTCTTGGATGTCTTTATTATTTGCTACCACATCTTCAAGAATCCCTGAATTATTAACATCCTTATACAATTCATTGGTATACTCTATTTTAGAATCATCTGTAAGGTAATCTACGTAGTCATTCAGAAATTTCTTTTGCCTATCGCTTAAAGGGAGTTTGAATTTCGAAAATTCTTTTGTTGCTTCATTTTCTATGTTAGATTTTACTTCTATTAAAGAATTAGTTCCCGAAGTTGGTTCCGTTACCAAATCGCCTTTTACTTCCACATACTGACTAGCAAGATTTTTGATAGAATCTAAATCTTTTTCTTTGAAAGCCTTGTCTACAAATTCCCTAGCCTTGGAGTCAAGACCTTCTTTCAGTAGCGCATTCTTTACGTTAGTCACTAAAGAGGAAATAGTTTCATCACCTTCTAATTTGAATTCAGGCTTGAAGTCTTTTTTTGTGAATGCTTCGCTATCTGTTTTCTTTCCGAAAAGCCCGCCTTGACTTGCATTAGCCGCGTTCTTTTTTTCTCCAGAAGTTTTGTCTTCTTGAATTAGAGAGAAAGACGGTTTTACAGGTTTCGTTTCTTCGACTTTCTTTTTTCCGAATAAAGGTATCTGAGTTGCAGAAGTAGCAGCCGCCCGTGATTCTTGAGAAAGCGTAACGGGTTTATCTTGACCAACTGGATTTACAGAAGTTTTATTTGCAATACCGGATTCAGCAAAAAGGCTAGGTGTAGAAGTATCTTTCGAGGACTTTTTCTTTTGCCCCATATACTCGTAATCCCATCGTTTACCCGTCCATTTACGATTGAGATACTTGCCACCACGCATTTGTCCTGTAGCAGATTTGAGAAGTCGTAAAAACCCCTTGAAAGCTAAATCAATATTCATTCAATAAATCCTTTTATGATAACGACATAAATGTCGCTATCAAATTCTTAACCTGCAATGACGGAAATAATTTCTGTCTGTGCGAACGAGTAAGAAGTGGAAACCTGTAATTGATTTATTGTGCCGTGAAATTCGAAAATCCCCCCATTCACATCCATATCAAAAACAACTCCATTCAACCTTACTTTAAAAGGTGCCAAATCTCCTGCGACTACAGGAGTAGGAAGTGCGCTTCGAGTCTTACAAACTTTATTGTTTGAACTGTGCTCAAAGGAATATTTACAAGATTGTCAGTGTCTTTAAACCTTGTAATGTCTTTCGCAAAAAGACTGTATGCAATATCTTTTTCAACTGGAGGATTGACAGAGGTTTCTTGGATGTTCGAAGCTCTATCTGTGATGTTAGTTTTTATTCTAAGAATTCTTTGGTTAGCCATAATATAAGACTATGACCGAAATCGCTTTTCGGGTTTACTTGAAATCATGGCTACCGTAAAAATTACCCCGCAACTAGATACTAAACCCGCATTGAAAAGTTTTAAAAATTTCTCAAAAAGTATGGGAAAACCTTTTATCTCAATGGGAAAAGATATTGATAAGACTCTGAAAAAATTCACATACAAAAATCAAATTAAAGAAGTCCGGGGCTTGCGTTCCGAATTCTCAAAGATGAACCAGGGAAATGAGAAGTCCATGAAGAGGCAAGAAACCCTTGCCAAGATTCAAAAGACAAGACAAATTCAAGCCGCCAAAGCACCATTTCAATATGCAGCTAAGGCATATGAAAAATCAGAAATCAATCAATCCTTTCATTCAGGGATGGGTGCTGCGGGTGCATTTATGGGAAATAATTCTGCTTTGATTGGGGGAAATTTTGCGTCAACGGTTTCTTCTCAAATGCAAGGCGTGACTAATTTTAAGAACGCTGCGGTTGAAAAGTATAAAGATTGGAAGCAAGCCAAGGAAGACAAAAAACAACGTGCTAGAGAAGAAGGTGCTTTTAGTTCTCAGAATACAGGAACGGGTGTAAGTGGTGGAGGTGGCGGAACTAATCGAGGAGGGTTTCTTTCTTCCGTTGGATCTGGTGTCATGGTCATTGAAGGGCTTGCCAAGGCTGCCGGGTTTCTGGTTAATATGGCTTCGACTATAGGAGAAAAAAGAACAGGTGCTATTAATAGCCAAGCCGGGACTTTAGGGGCTACCAATGGTTATGTCGGTGGAGGTGGTGGATTATTTGCCAATGCAGAAGTAGCGCGCGCTCAAGTTGAATACAATCGATCTATGATGAGTGAAGAAGGTGGCAAGAAAGGTATTGGAAAACAGTTAGGAAGTATTTCAAACTTTGCATCTCTTCAAGGATTAGGCTTAGGTCAAGCTACCGGGGCTATGGGAGAAATTCAAAGAACATCGAAAGACATTCGTATTGAATTTATTAAGGGAGCCGCAAAGGCTTCGAATATCCAAGGATTAAAACAAGGAGAGTTTTTAACTAAGTTTGCAGAAATAGTCAAAGGGAATCGAAATGAAGGTTTTGGAGAAATGGATTCTAAATCATTTCTTAGTATGGCAGCAGGGATAAGTCAAAACAAACTTGTAACACCTGAAAGGGGAATGGACATTGCAAGTAACTTAGACAAAAAAGCTCGTGGTGGCGATAAAGGTGGGGTCTTTGGTCAATTAGCTTTAGTGGATGAAATGAGTCGTAACGGTGGCGATTTTTTCGAAGCCCTATCCACACAAGAAAGAGGTGGAATGAATCAAAAGAATATGGATTTCATTTCTTCTATTCTAGGCGATAAGAATGTTATGGGATACATGGCAAGAGAGGAAGGAGTTTCGACATTCACAGAAGGGAGAACTTTACAAGGTATGAAAGGGGCTGCAATTCAAGAAGAAGCAATTGGTAACGCCGTTAGTAATGCAGGTCTTGGAAGAGAAAATAAAGACAAGGCTTTCTTTGCAGGGGCAGCCGGGAATAAAGATTTCGGCAAAAGTGTAGATACTCTTTTAGATAAAATGCAAAATGACAATCATAAAATGATCAGTGAAATGATGCCAACTCTTAATAAGACAGTTGAAGTCGTTGCAGCTATCGAAGGGGCTTTAATGAAAGGCATGGATTCAGGATTTAAAGCAATGGAAGGATTTGCAAAAGATGTAGAAAAAGAAGGTGGTATCGCTCCAGCTTTAAAGAAGGCAATGAAGGAAGCATTGAAAGAATCTTTCACGCCTAGTTTTTTACAATAGCTCTTTCTTAATCGCTGCTATCTTATTCCCCTTAATACTTTCCCCTTCTCTAATCATTTGTTCATGAGTAGAGCCAAGGGCTGTCATACGATCATACATTCCATCGGGTAACAAATCAAGACCGTTGGACGCTTGCAGCTTTTCTAGTCGCTCCCACAGTTCTTGTTGGTGGAATACTGTCTCGAAGTCCCCCAGCATTCGTTCCGTCTTCATTAGGTATTCTATCTGTTCCTGAAATAGTTCCTTCGCTTCCACTGGAAGGATTTTGAACTTGTGGATTAGATACAGGTCTTGAACTTCCTTCATTGAAAGTTTCTCTAGGGGTAGGTCTTTTTTTTTCCTCAAGTTCTTTTTTGAATTCGGCAAAGTGTTTATTGTATTCGTTGAAAAGTCCGATCGTCCAATCTTCATCATAGAGTAGGGCAAAATCTTTTATATCTTGAAATTCTGATTCGTCTGGTCTTGCGATTACGACAAAATTAAGTGTAACCATTGCTTTTGTGTATTCTCGAATATTCTGATTTACTGACTCAAGAGGCGCAAAATTAAAACGCCTTGCAGTTTCTGCTTCAATCAATCCTTCTACATGTTGATTAGGGAATTTTACTCGCCAAGTTCTTTCTTCATAGACGATTGCTTTTTCAGGGTTAATTTTAATTAGACTCATATTATCCTTCGACTACAGAGGTAATGGTTATGTCTAAAATGTCAACTGGAATAAATTTTCTTTCCACTACCACTTTACAAATTCAGAATATAATTATCAATGTTAGGTTGAGGAATAACGGTAATTACCCTCGAACCTGAATCTATGTTTTCAGTTTGCTTAAAAATAAAAACTTCTGTTTCGTATGACCCGGAAGTATGGGTAAAAGCTACTGTGAATTTAGTAGCCTGAATCAATTATCGGAATCCTTCTTTATACACAATATCGACTAAGAGGAAATTCAATCTTTGCTCGGAAGTATTTTCAATCGAAAGGTTGAAGTTTCGAGTATTGAAAAAAGCCGTTGCAATCGCTACCACTTTCTGACTAGACTTTTGTGTAATCGTCAATTCAAAAGCAGTAGCCGCGATTACTTCATCTGTAAGATAAAAAACTTTCGAACCTTGAGCCGCAGCCGTTAAAACATGACCCGTCATTTCAAGAGTTCCTTCCCAAAACATGGGAGCACTCCCAAGAGGTTTGTATTTTCCAATTCCTCGAATCGCTTTCTGGTTTCCGTTTTCATCGAAAGTTAATTCAGTTCCAAACATGAAAACTTGCCCGTCGAACTTTACAGTTGCATCGCAACCTCTTAATACATCTGGATTTAAAAATGCCATTGGTTACGCTCCTGTAGTTGTTCCACTAATCGTGGAAAGATTGAGTAAGAAGAACATCATATTGATAGGGCTTACAATCTTACCGTCCGGGAATATGAAATATATCTTATCGCCGTCTCTTCGAATAGAGTAGTTTTCATCAAATGCAGCTTCACCGGTGTAGATGTTCTTAGAAAGCCAGCCATACTTTTTGATAAAATCATCTTTGAAAACTGAATCCACAAATACGCGAATATCGGCATCAGTGAAAGTCGTTCCCTCGGTAGTTGGATCTGTTGGAACTTCACCTAAGAATCTTGCCGTCAAAGCATTTCGTAAATGATTTACCATTGCAAGAGCTGTTGTAATTGTAGAAGCCTGGTTATAGATTTGATTCGCTGCTTGGTAGGTAGTCAGTGCGAAATTTACCTTCCACGCTCCATCATTTGCCTTCTTATCTACAAAAAGAACGCCACCTTGAACCATTCTGTCCTTCTCGTCCTTAGAATAGATTTCAGGACAAAGAATGATGTTTAGGTCTTTGTAGGTTACTGTTTCTCTTGGATTAGTAGCCGCTTTACACGCGTTATGGAGTGCTGCCAAATACCAGCCGTCATAAGTGAATTGAGTCAATCCATCGGAAAGGTAATTCTTAATTGGTGAAACGCCGTAAACCATATACTCAGAATCTACCGCTTTCCCCTGGTCGATTCTTGCATCAAGGGCTAGAGTCTGATCAGCACCAGCCCCGCCGAATGTCTCAGATTCTCCATCGGGACTATTCATGTAAGACACGCAATCAGCAAGTGCCGCAGTGACTGCTGTATTGCTTGAACATACATTTCTGTATAACCCGCTAACTTGTTTGGAAAATTCAATTGCGTTAATATAATCTGCATTCGTCCAAACTCCAACAGAACCACCTGTAAGATAAACAAAAGCAGCCGTAGCAATAAGAGGAAAACGATTTCCTGTAATCACTAAAGAAGCAAGTCCAGAATTGTTAATAAAATTATCCTGTCTGAATAGAGTGGATTTAATATCTACCCCCGGACCTGTAATGGAAATTGGAGTAACAATGGAATCAAAGTTTGCACAAAGTAAATCCGGTTGTGTTTTGAGAGTTGCAACATAACCTTGCTTAGAATTGATCCTTTTAATCAATTCGCCAATCGTAGGAGTCTCAGCAAGATTTACAGTGAATGGAAGTGACCCATCGGAAGCACCTAGTAAAGTGACCGTCAAAGTGGTTGTAGAAAGTGCAAGTTGGCAAGTTGTCCCGTTCCCAATATATTTAACATTAAGGTCTACCTTGTCTAATCCTGAAATCGTTGTAGGATTTGTTGAACCGTCACCAATTGAAATACTGTCAGGGCTAATAACTTTCATTCGAATATTATTCCCGTTAATGCCTGGAATAACTGCTTTCAATGGGTAAGTTCCTGTTCCTGTATTCGTGAATAATGTCTGAGCCTTAACATTAGGGCTTATGCAAAGGAATTTAAGTAATTGAGGACCGGAAGAAAATCTTGCATCTTTAGAAGGAGAAAAAATCCCTCTAATAGCATCGACCGCGATTCCCGTTCCTAGAGCCGTCTTAGCATCGACGAAAGCCGTAAACCGCATGACCTTCTCATCAAAGGTAAGATTGGGATCGTTCACATAAAAACCGTTGTCAGCAGGTCCTATAAGAACTTGCGTATTCCAATCAATATTAGAGCCTTGCGCATCTGCCTTGGCTTTGAATTTCCCGCGAGTGCCGGGTGTAAAATAAGTTCGTCCTTCGAAATAACCGCCTGCGTATCCCATTATTTATCCTCCAAAAGTGATTTCCAAATTGTTCCAAATTCGTCTTTAGTAGTAGGTCTTTTGGAAGCCTGAAAAACCTTCGCTTTGAATAGGTCTAAGAATCGCTCGGATTGTTTGCCAAGAGAGACAATGAAGTCTTCTATAAGATAGGGTTTATCTTTGATTTTCTTTTCAGGTTTTTGTTCAATTTCTTCCATGAAATCAAATATATAGTTTATTTTTTTTCGGGTTTGAAGAAATTAGAGATATGGGAAAGACGCAAATATTTAACCACTACCATTTAATTTCTAAAATTCATAATAGGATATTTTATTATTTATCTATAGATAATTCGCTAAAAAACCACGAAGAACGAAAACTTAAAAAGCTAAAAGAAATAGCAAAAAGAGATAGCATTCCTGAAAATACAATGTTATGGATTGAGGTAGAAACCCCCCACGCCTGAATTTTATAAAACATCAATCTAAGTTGAAACTCCCTTAATCTCTTCAAAGAACCCGCCAATGGTCTTAAATACCGTCTTTGATTTATGAATATAAACATCGAATCCCTTGATCTCATTCTCTGGATAATAAGGCTTACTTCTGATTGTGATTCTAGGCTGTGTAATTTTAAGCCCGATTTCAAAACCCCAAACTGGTTGACCAAATTGATTTGCTGCCGAAATATTCATTTGGTTGTCTTTCTCGATGTCTACCTTCACCCCTTGGTAAAATTCCATAATGTCCTGAGTCACGCCTTCAAGCATTCCATCTACCGTCTCATAAAGAGCGCGTAAGGTAGTTCTTCCTACCCCTCCAGATACGAATCCTGCTATGATGACCTTTGATTCTACCATATGAACAAATCTTTGCAGAATTGTAGCATTGGTTAAAATGTCTAGTTGTGCATCTGACACTGACCTATCTTGTTTTTCAATTTCTTTGTAGGCTTGAAAATCTTCTCTCAATGCATCATAGTTTTTAAACTCTTTGAAATTCAATCCGATAAAATCCTTTCGAGTATCCGTTATCCACTCAACACCGATAGCAGGAAAAAACTTGTCCTCTG